CGTCTTTCCCTTCTCAACAGATTAAATTCTTCCTGGGTCAGATCATCATTAAAAATTCGGTCCTCTATCGGCTTTATCTGCTTATTGATATATTCTTTAACTATGGTCCAGCCACTACCAATAGCCATCATAGCAACTTCCTGGGCCTCTATCAGTTCCTTTTCTTTTTGCTCCATTATCTCACCTCGCCGGAAGGTCTAGTATAAGGCCGCCTCTGCTCCTGGGGCCTTCTGCCCCTGGCTCGGCCGGTGGCGGCGTTCTCTACCTGTTGGGCCTCTGTCGGTCGCCCTGGGCCCCTTTGAGGACCCTCTTGTTGTTGCTCCTGTTGCTGCTGGGCGGCCATAGCTGCTTGTTGCTGCTGCCAAACTTCTTTAGGTATCATAAACTTCTCTGTATTCTTAATATCAAAAGAGGCTAACCATTCTTTGACTAATTCGTGATATTCTATGAAAGGAACGCCCATCTGCATTAACATTTGGATCATATGGGATAACTGTTCTCTTCTTACTTCTTTATTTGTCGATGGGTCAATATTAGCAGTAGAAGGCCTGTAATCATACTCACCAACAAGATCTCCTGGTGTTATACTACGCCACTTCCTGCCATCTTCTTCTCCTAACTTTATCAGCCTGCGGCCATTGATGAATTGCTGGTTATTCTTATCCATCATATACGCTAGACGCTTAATATCAGTATCAGCAAAGAGTTGTACCTTAACATCAAACCTTAACCCGGCATTACCTGTCTGTTTCATTGTTTCGGTAGCAGTCTGGCTCTTTGTAGCCTGGGCTCCCTGCATAATAGGGGGTGCCGCTAGAGCATTTTCCATTACAGTAGAGACTATATTCTGGTTCCTGAATCCACTTGCTGCAACATCCTTTGTCTCCAATTCCTGAACATCATCGGCTCTATCAACATATATAACGCCGTGCGGTCTTGATACTAGCTGACTTTCGTCAATATCAGCGTTTCTACGGACTTTCCACATTTTATTTAAGACAAAATTAACATTATCAGTTCTCTGGTTATGGATCGTGTTCTCTTCTTCCTGGAGGTCGGAAATAATCTGGACTGCTGATAGTCCATAAAACTCATTAGGTAGCCTATCAAAACTAAAGGCCACAAAAGGCTTTTTGCCGTGTCTCCAGTATGGTGAAGGTCCGTCATAGATACATTTAGTCCTATTAACAATGATTGCGTGCCTGTTATCTTCCCAGTAGTGTAACAGTTCAAATTCAGTATTCTTTTTCATCTGGTTATCTCTGGAACTAGAGAAGGTATTAAGCATATGATCGGATATATTTACTTCCGCCTGCCTTCTCTCCCTGCCTCTTTCCAGGTTCTCTGCGTCTGCCATTTCGTCAAGTTCGTTGGTACTCTCTAAATAGATTTCTCCATTTCCTAGATCGTGAAGGAAATTTAGCCGCTGGATAAGATCTTCTCTGGTGATAAACTCTCTCTGGAACACTCCCCGGCAGCTATCTAGGTCATAACCTTTAGGATCGGGCCAGAAATCAAAGTAATCAACATTGACTATCTCATTATCATCCCAAATTACTTCTCTGCCTTCCTGGAACTGGTTGTTATAGTTGCCGGTATATTGTGGGCCATAAGCGGTCTGAATTATTTCCGGCTCTGGTACCTTCCTTCTCATATACTGTTCTTCATATCGCCACCCTACACCCAGGACTCCTTTAGGAAAGACAAGGCCTGAAGTTAGATAATCATACCATTTGGCTATTATGTTATTCTTTTCTAACTGTTCGTCTAATAGCCCTGAACCTATCCTGGCTTTTTCTTCAGTAGCCTGCATAGCCGTAGGGGCCTGAAAGGCTGGTAAAGGGTCAAATTCTATGTAGGGCCGGGTTTTAAATAAACTATCCATCATCCTTGCCCTAATAGTATCCACTATCTGATATGTACGGGGTATATGTAGGTTGGAGCGGCCATCTTCTCGCTCTTCCTTGTATCCCACAAACTGCTTATACCAGGTAACGGCCCTTTCATCCCATTGTTGGCGATAACTTTCAAAGAAAGAGAAAAGGTTTAGTAGTTCCTGGGTTTTCTCTTTGGCTCTTTTTTCTTTGTTTGAGTCTTTCCCTATCGTTATCACTTGATCACCCCTACATTTGTGGCGGTGGGCCTCCTGGTCCTGGTGCTGGACCACCGGCTGGTCCGCCTGGTCCGCCTGCCCCCATTTGACTTTCGACTTCCTGGAGTCTTGTTATTAACTGTACTGCCAGTTCTACCAACTGTTCCTGGTCCAATTGCCTTAATTCCTGTGCTAGTTCGGCGTGTGGGCCTCCTGGGCCTGGTGGCGGTGGACCTCCTGCTCCCATATCTGGGCCTGGTCCTGCTGGTGCGGGTCCGGCCCCTGCTCCCGCTTGCATTTCTTCCTGCGGTATCATCATTGCTAAAAGCCTCCTTTATCACTCGTATATAAACTATCATCTTACTTATAGATTACCATTTTCCTTATAATAATACAAATATTATTATTTTTCGACATTATCTTCATCAGTAATATAGTTCCTGCTGCCGTTAACTGTTCGTAGTGCCTCATCTGCCGTCATATCGCATACTATAGCAACAAATAGGGCGAATCTGCCGTTATCTTCTGGGGTAGATATTGTCCGGTATATTGCCGATATTTCCTTAATATCCTCCACCTTCATATCAATACCCCCAGATACTATAAGTTCTGTGCTAAAATTAACGAATTGACAGTCTCGTTCAACTGTTCATTAAGTTTTGCTATAACCTCAAAGTAGTCCTTTTTGTCATTAAAAGACTCTATTTTCATTTCTTCGATACTTTCGGCTAAAAAGATCACTTGATCGGTTAAAACATCGTTTAATTCTTCTTTCCCGATGAAATGATCGCCACTATAGTAGTCTAAATCCTGTTCATTCATACAAAAATCCCACCAATCCTGATAAGTTTGTTTGTGCTGGTTATCGACATAAAACTCTTCAATAGGGTGCCAGTCCTCTTCTCCACCATCTGTCGGCCTTATAAGGACTTCGTGCTTAAAAAAATCCCTCACAAATCCACAAATAGCCCCGTATGACCTTCTTGATCTCACATAATCGCCTATCTTCAACGCCACAACCCCCTCATTTCCGCTTTTAGTATCCTGTGACACGAGATACAGGTTGGATTGCTTTTTCTCTTTTATTTTTCATCGCCCTCCTTTGCTTTGCTGGAATCATAGAATTAGGCTGATATACGGCCATATAGCGGCATTGGTCCAACATATGGTCCTCCTGGCCGTGTGCTATATCATCTGGCTTGTTAGGATTGACCTGCAAGCCAGGTATTACCCTTATAAAATTAGAACAGGACTCTGTAAACCTTAATCGGGCTAATGGATCCCCATATCTGTCTAAAATAGGGTTTTTCTCTTCATCGGTGATCGGTGTTAGGAAATCGTGGACTCTCTTCCAGCCCATTATCCGGTCCTTATCTGGTTGTCTCCAGGGCCTTAACCCGTGGCTTTCAAAGATTTCTATTGTTGATCGGCCAGAATCAGGACTTTTAGCCCAACAGGATGTATCAGCTATATAAAAATCTATCTGTTCAGGGATCCCCTGGGGGTCTCTTGATAACTCTCTTATATCCTCTGCCTGCTGATGATCGTTCTTTTTCGATGGATAATACTCTCTATAACCTATTATCCAGCCATCTGGAGAGATCGCATACCACATACCAGCCGCCCTGTTATATCCACCATCATAACTAAAAATAAGTCTCCAACCACTAGGAGGATACCAGGACTTGCCATAGGGTATATGGACTTTTGGGTTCCATTCAGTAAACATAGCCCCTTTACCGGCACTAAAAGCGTCAGATGGTGTTGCAGGATACTCTTTTCTGAATGTGTGCGGCATATCGGCTTTTGTACGCTCATACCATTCCCTATCTCTTCTAGGATCAACATCCCAGGGCAAGAAAATACCGACAAAGGAGTTACTTGCTCCGCCTTTCTCGGCCCCAAATTGCCATTTTGCCCCGTTCCACATATNTTCAAACAGGGTTCCCTTCTGGCCGGTAGATATACCGATAACCTTACCACCAGTAGGTCTATTTATGGTCGGATAAGCGGCATCCCAGATCTCATTTGCCATTGGATGGAACGCCCACTCATCAAGTATTATTATGTTTGCGGTAAATGATCTTGCTGCTCCCGGGGAACTGGTAAAACCCTTTATTACCGATGGTTCTTCATCAGGGAACGATATTTTTATATCCAAACTCTGCTGCTTAAAGGTTATTCCCGTGATATTTTCTGACTTTTCCTCTTCTTCACCCTTCTCATCAACTATTAACCAGTTGGGTAAATGACGGAGTATAAACCCTACCCTCCGTATAAGTTCTTTGGAGTCTCCTTCTGTCTGGGAGACCGTATTGACACTAAACCCCGGGTTAAATAACAACGAATGGGTCGAATATGCTAGTGCCTCCCAGGATAAACCTACCTGCCTGGATTTAAGTATTACGATCCTTCTGTTCTCTTCCATCAACTTTAAAGCCTCTTCCTGCTCCGGCCATAAATTAAACGGCACTACTATCCCTTCTGCGTCTTTGTCCTCTATCTTCACCAACTCATTTATGAACTTTGAACAATTACGCCGGTATATCTCCTTCTTAACCAATAACCGATCCTTCTTCTTCGTCAAATCTAACCCCAACTCTTCCTTCAAATCCTCTAATATATCCTTCGCCAATACAATCTCCCCCTTCCTACTAATGATATCCGCCTTTAAGACATAACACAACCATCACTATACATAAACCAACCACTACCCACATCCAATTCACTCTATTTCACCACCCTACTCCTTTTCTGCCATCTTCTCTGCCCCCAAAATAGCCGTAGGCTAAAAATTTCGCCTCATAATCGGTCTTGAAGGCCTGTATTAGTATATTTGGTTGCTTTTAAATATCAAATTAAAAATAAGGCCATCCTCGTGCGTTTCTACTAAACCCTTTTATACCTTTTTTTTAAATATTTAGGGGTGGGGGCCCATATCACTCAAAAAACCGTCTAACCTACCTGCTGGTAGTAGGGGAGGATTGATTATTGACGGATAAAATAGCGATATGAACCCCTTTATGTTAAATCTACCTGTAATTGTTGCAATTGTCTAACAACTTCTCAAAAAAAATATATCTGGTGACGAGAGGGGTATATAGTATAGGAGACCGGCGGCCTCCGGCCGACAGCCCTCCCACCCTTCCATCTTATTACTTCCTGGCCAGGTCCAATCTTCAAACCTTCGTAAAATAGACCTTTGACGAACCTTCCTGGTCTCTCTACCATCTTATAACTGGTCCAGGCTGCCAAAAAAGACTCCTGGCTGGCTACCAGCCGGCTGATTTCAAATAATCAATAGATCAGGTCCAGGTTGTGGATCAGGTTGATTCATCATCTTCAATAACAATGGTATT